GGAGTCCAGCAGGTTCTCGATGGTGTCGTCCATGTCGACGAGGATCGTCAGGCTCTTCAAGATGCGTCCTCCGGCGCTTTCAGCACATGACTGATGTAGCGGTTCAGATACCAGACGGCCTTTTCCAGATCTTCCGCTGTCTTTTTTGGGTCCTTCTTCCCCGCGCGGCAGATGTATTTCAGGGCATTGGCAAGGTGGAAGGGCAGGTTCTGATCCTCCAGAAAGTCGATGACCTCGATTTTGCCGGAGGTGTAGTGCGAGGGGTGGTTGACGGGGTCGTTTTCTTCGTGGCGCATGCCTTTCAGCGTATCGCCCGGGAAAACCGTGATCTCCGGCGCCGTGTCCTCTTCTTCCAGCGGGATGTCGTACTCCCCCGTCTGCGCGTTGTAGCCGTAATGAATGCTTCCGTCCATAGGTATTTCTCCTAACTTCTAAATTTAGATTGACAGCCAGAAAAAATCAGGCTCGAACAAGTACGGCGTCATGCTCGGAAACTGGGCTGATGACGCACCGGTCGATCAGCTTGTCCATGCATTCACAGCAGAGGTCGAGCTTGAGCTGTTCGCCGTCGTACTTCGAACCGTATCCGATGCGGGTATAGATGCTGAAGTTCTCCTGTTCGTCCAAGAAATCGAAGTTTTTGCCGCAGAGATTGCAGATGGTCTTTTTCATGGCTGTCTCCTTTATGTATCAGATGACTTTCCGGTAGCCGGTCAGGGTAAAATACTGCCCGTCGCGCCGGAAGTGCTCACAGTAGATGATGTCGCCCTTGTGGATCGGGTCTTTGTTGTACAGTTCGTTGAATACCGTCATTTTCGCCTCCTTTCCGCTGCCGATGGAGCGGGTGACGACGTTCCATCCGAACTGTTTGCCGTCCTTTTTGCGCCGGACGGAGAAAATGTCCTGCACATAGAGCTTGCGGCGGTCTTCCTCCTTGCCGGAGGTGTATCCGGCGTAGCCCATGACGTCGGCGAAGTTTCGCATCTTCACCAGATCGCTCAGATCTTCCATATGCGCCGCCTTGATCGCGTCCTCGACCTCATAGAGGATGGATTTCACATCCAGAAGCGTGTAGGACTTGGCAAACTGCCCGTTTTTTGTCACGCCGACGGCGTGTCTGGCGACAATCGGCTCCAGCGGCGTGCCGTCGACGCGGTCTTTTGCGATTTTCTTCGCCTCACCCTTCTTGAAGGTCTCGCTGAACATGTCGTTGATGCGCAGAAGCTCGCGCTGGTTGCCGAAATCCGAGAAAAAGTCGATTTTGATGAGGATATCGAGCTGGCGGGAGTTGATGGAGGTCTCGCGGTCGAGATCGTAAAGGACATCGGTGAACCGCGCGTAGGTTTTTCTGTGCGCCAGACCGTAAAGCTCGTCCGCGAGGCCGTCCGACATATATTTGATGGAAGAAAGCCCCTTGGCGATGACGTTTTTCTCACGGTCGAAGGCGTATTCGTCTCTGGAAACGCCCCATTTCGGCATGGTGACCTGAATTCCGATCCTGTTGGCGTAGGACGTGCCGTTCGCGATGTCGTCCTCGTTCGCCGCGTTGTTAAGGAACGAGGTGATGAACTCCAGCGGGTGGTAATAGCGGTAATAAGCGCAGAGATAGCCGAGCAGGCAGTATGCAATCGAATGATTAAAGCCGAACTGATAGGAAGCGGAGTCTTCCAGAATCTGGAGAAACTCTTTTGCTTCTTTTTCCGCAACTTCGCGCGGCTGCGGAGATTTGTTGCAATACCCTTCGAGGATAGCCGGGAGCGCGGCGTCGAGCCTGTCCTTCTGCTTGCGGCCGATGGCGCGGCGGACGTTGTCCGCTTCGCTGCCGGAAAGCCCGCAGATCTGCTGGAGGAACTTGATGGTGTCCTCCTGATAGATGAGATACCCGAGGTTGTCCTTCAGGAGTTCGTCGATGATGGGCGAACAGTTTTTGTGCGGCTTCCGCGCCAGCAGTTCGTTCCGGTAGGATTCACCGGACGGCCGGATGCAGGCAGTGACGATGGACATGTCGAAGATGCTGGTCGGTCTGAACTTCTTCAGGCTCTGGAAGGCGAAATCGCCTTCAAATTGGAAGATGCCGGAAGGATTTTTGATCATGTCCGCCCAGACCTCCGGATCGTTCCAGTCGATCTCATGGGTCTTTGGATAGGGTTTGCCGAGATAGGTACAGCAGTCGCGGATGACCTGCACGGTCTTCAGGATCAGGAAGTCGTACTTGGCGAGCCCGGTGAAGTCGTGGATGTTCTCCATGTCCAGCATCAGGCAGCTCTCGCCGTCCTTATCGAAAACCCCGAAGTTGTCGCGCAGGGTGATGGGGCTGATGACCATGCCGGCCGGGTGAACGGACTGGGAGATCTTGGTATCCAGCAGGCCGTCATAGTAGTAGAACAGCTCGGGGTACTTTTCGCGCGTCCCGTCCGGGTCTGCGTCGAACTCCTTTTTGATCTGCGCGACCTTCGGCAGGCTGAAGGGGTTGTCTTCCCTGTCCGGGTACTGCTCCGTCCACTTTTTGGCGAGGTAGCGGCCGACATCGTCGATGACGCCCTTGCCCTGGCAAGTACCGAAGGAGGCGACCCTTGCCGTTTTGTCCGCGCCGAAACGCTCGGTGATGTAACGGAAGATGGCAGGGCGGTCGGATTCCACGCAGTCGATGTCGATGTCGCCGATCTCCTTCCGGTCTTCGTTGCAGAAGCGGGAGAAGACCGTGTGCCAGGTCTCCGGGTTCAGGTCGATGATGTCGGTGACGTAGGCGACGCGCGAACCGCCGACGGAGCCTCTCGCCGTGCCGATGGCCATGCCCTGCTGTTTGCACCAGGAGATGAGCTCGGACATGGAAAGCATGAAGCCGTCCATCTGCAGCTTCTGAAAAACCCGCATCTCTTCCGGGATCGCCTCGCGGAAAGCCTGTTCCTGTTCCTTGGGGATGATGCCGGAATCCAGCTTCTCCTGAAACTTTTTCTCTACGGTCTCAACGAACTTCTGCGAGTCCGCCTCACGGGAACCGTAAAGGATCGGATATTTGATGGAAGTGTCCAGCTCGATCTCTTCCGTCAGGTCGTACAGGGCGTTGGTATTCTCGATTGCTTCGAGGAAAACCGCTTCCGGCAGGGCGTCCTGCCTGCGGAAAGCCTCGACAAGTTCGTCATAGGTCTTGTATGTAAGGTCGAAGGAGTCCTCGTCGCCGTAGGATTTGTGCTTCGCGCCGAGGAGAACGCTGCGGCACTCGGCCTTGTAGGGTGTGGAGCTGTGGGTGTCCGTCCCGGCGATCAGTGGGATGCCGTAGGCATTGGAGAGCTCCAGCAGACGCCGGTTGAAGATGATCTGCTCGTGATGGGAGTGCGGCTGGATCTCCAGAAAATCATAGCGCTTCAGGAGCCGGTCGATCCACGGGCTGGACGGGTCGAGTTTGTTCAAAGGCGACGCGAGACATGCGCTGGTGGTTATGATATTGTCGGATAAACCGCAGAACTCCTCAAAACTCATACGGTTGACATAGTAAAAATGGTCCGGGTCGCAGGAGCGGCTGACCATGCTGTTCAGCTCTCTGACGCCGTCCATGTTTTTCGCCATCAGCACCGTGTGGTAGTTGTCCCTGACCTTTCTGTCCGGGTCGAGCGACTCCGTCAGGTAGATTTCCACGGAATGGATGTAGCGGATACCGGCATTTCTGCAGGCGTTCCATTTTTCCGTCCAGTTCAGCGGCTTCCCGTGCTCGGAAATGGAGAGAGCGCGCTGGCCGTTCTGCACGGCGAGGTCGATATAGTCCTGAACCTTGGTACAGCTGTCAAGCAGACTGTATTCCGAGTGACAGTGGTACATGATATAGTTTTTAGAACCTGGTTCGCTGATCATACAGCTTTCGAAACACCTCCTCCCCTTTGTCGACGGGGCTGTCCTTCTCGTCGAGAAGATGCCCCGTGTCCCGGATGGTTTCCACATGGATGTAGTGCTGGAGTTTGCGGATGTTTTTGTCCTTTGAGACGTCCACGTCCCTGTCGAGGGCAAAAACCGCACGGACGCCGAGCTTTGCGAGGATCTTCATCTGGCCGGGGTTGAGGTGGCTGGTGAGCAGCGCGCCGCAGTTTTGAATTCCCCAGCCGTCCGCGATCAGAAC